GAGTATTCTTTCTGGTCTTGAGTTCGTTGATTGGAACAGGTCCATGTATGTATGGTAGATACACCAATTTATCATTAAAGTCAATCAAAGTTCTTTGTGCCTGAATCTCTTTGAACTTCTCAGAGTTGTTTATTTCAGCTTTCAGGTACTTTACAACAGTCTTTTCACCGATACCGTGGATGCCCTTGACGTTGTCTGAACTGCATCCTGTGATTTGTTTGATTATCCTATAATTAATTGGTTCAAGACCGCCAAATCTTTCCTTAAAAACTTCAACAGTGATAAATTCTTTTTTTATAGGATTATATATCTTTCTATTTTTTCTGATTGTTTGATACAAATCCTGATCTGTACTGACTACGATGTGTTCATGATCAGGATGATTCATCATAAAGAATGTAATGAGATCATCTGCTTCATATCCTGATTGCATATATGAATTACTAAATCCTAATCCTGGTATGATGTCCCTTCTCATTTCTGTGATTTGATTATAGAGGCTTTGTCTATCCTCATCATGACTACCATGTTTTCTGTTGGCTTTGTATTCAGGATAAATTTCTTTTCGAAAAGATTTTCTTGAATCCCAAAAGAAAACAAAACGATTTGATCCTGTCTTTTTTACCAAAGACAACAGTTGTTTCATTACTCCGAATAAAACCCCTGTCTTTTTCTCATCATTGGATAAATTACCTGTGGAATAATGAGCTATGTGACAGAGGTTATTCATATCTAATAACACATATGGTTTAGACATTTATTCCTCTTTTTTAAATAAACTTAATGCTTTTAATAAACATGGAATACATATCATAGCAGTACTGCTTTCATAATCAGGTTCTTCTCCTATTTGAACAGCAGCTTCTACATCTTTTCCACATTCATCACAAGTTATTTTACACCAATTATTATAATTATTTCCCATAATTTCATTTACATCTTTAACAGTAACAGTTTCCACATCAAGAGCTTTAAGTTCTTTGAGAATTTCAAAGAAAGTTTTACCGTTTATTTTACGATCCATTCCTTTTAAATTACCCCATCGTTCTGCTACTGAACGAATCAATTCTCTTTCAGAAAAGAATTTCATAATTTACTCCTTTTCTTTTACATGAAAACCAATGTTGTTTCTTGCAACAATATCTAAAAATTCCATAAAATTTATTTCTGATAATGCTGATATTGTAATACAACCACCTGCTTCATCTATCACATTTACTAATTCACTCAAAGTTTTTATAAATTTTTTCAAGTATTCAATTTGATTTTGATCTTTCATGGTTTACTCCTCGTATTTTGGTTTTCTGTCTATTTTTATTTTGTCCTCAATGTCAGTCCATACCGATTGAACAATCTTGCGTAGCTTTGATTCAAGATTCTTACTTTCAATCTCATCAATCAATTTGTTTTCTGTCAACAATAGATTGAGATCATGTGCATCGATGTTATTACCTGACTTCTTCCAATGTTTTTCTTCTAAAAGAAATTTTACACAACTTCCAATATCATCAACACCATAATCATAATACAAAGGGAATTCAATAGTTCTTTTCTTTCCTGTTAATTTGTTTTTGGTGATCTTAACCATGACATCTGCGCCAATTTCTCTTTCCATTTTCTTGTGCTTCTTACCAACAGCTAACCATATTTCATGACTGCAATAAAACTTCAGACCTTTACCGCCTGATCTGGTCTTTGGTTGGAACATGGAGGAAAACCCAATGTTATCCCTTGTCTGAGAGATAATCAGAAGCATTGAATGAGTTGATTTGATTTTACGTACAATAACTCTGAGAATTTCTGAGATCATCCTCGGTTTCTCAGTTTTAAAACTTCCTGCTTTATTACTTTTTTCCTTCGCATATTCTTCTGCTCTTTTCTGTTCCTCATCACAAGTAAGAGCATCAAGACTATCAAGAACATAGATAAAAGGAGATGTGTTATTGGTGATTGAAACAATAGTTCCATAGAATTCCTCTACTGTATCTGAGGATAGAAATTCAACTCTTTCTTTTGTTCTCTTTCCAAACATCTTCTCAATGTTTATTTCAAGAGCAGCTTCCACATCATCATAAATGATTCTGTAATCTTTGAATAAAGGATTGTTGATTACTTCAGCCAGCATAGACCATGCCAGTATTGTTTTTCCGGATGAACTATCCCCAATCAAGTTAACAATCTTACCTGTTCCGTAAGCACCTTCTAAACTGTCAGAACAGGCAAGATTTAATAAAGTTGAACCTGAAGGAATAGAAAGTTTTGATGTTTCTTCCTTCAGGTTTTCAACTGTTACAACTGGACTTGGAGAAGTTTTTCGCTTCTTCAAAGCCATTTATTTTTTCCTTTTTCCAGTAGTTTTCTTGGCAGCTTTCTTTTCTTTTTCCAGTTTTTCAGACTCATCACTACATTCATCCCAGATTGGACATGTCTTACATTCTTTGTGTTTATCCAATCCTGTACCGAAAGCATCTACTTTACATGACACGTCTTCATCATCTTCATCACTTGGAAGAACATCTTCATCATCGTCTTCTGGTTCTTCATCATCTACCGGCCCGAATATTTCATCTTCAGGTTCTTCTTCATTATTTTCGTCTTCATCGTCTTCAGGCTCTTCCTCTTTCTGTTGATTCTTTTTCATCCTGTCAAGACGTGATTCAGAACTTTTGGTAGTTTTTGTATCAACACCATGAAACGCTGTTCTCATCTGATCCATATCAGGATGCATATTAATAACTTCATCCATAGAAAAAATCTGATTAAGAATATCATCCGGAATTGGATCATCACGATCAACAAATCTGTGGCCGAGATAGGATACTGAATCACGATCTACACCAGCAGCGTCTTTATACTTTCCTGTGATCTTCACAGAGAATGCGATGGATTTTCCTGTATCAATATCAGAGAAAGCAATCGCACCTCCACCTCTTGGAGACTTTGCAATTTCATCCACATGATTCTCGAAGAAGTAGTGTGCTACTTCCCAAATCTGCAAACCTTTTTCCTCTTCTTCAGGAGAATCATGCACCCATACCAGATAAATTGTTCTTCTTTTGGGAGCAATCTTCTTCCAGTCTTCAACCGGCAGTCTGTTATTGGAAATGTATTCACATATAGGATCAGGTTTCTTGAAGTTTTTTGTCTGACATACAAACGGTTCTTTCATTGCACCGACAGTCTGATGCACATACAGATCGACTACATAGGAAAGCTCTCCATCAGAAACTTTCGGATGCTGACTTCCAGCAAAGAAGGGTATGATGTCAATGATATGATCGCCTTTCCCACATTTCCAAAAACCGATACCTTCAGGAATCTTTTCAGCATCAAAAATAGTTGGGTACGACTGTTTATCATCCTTGGTATCTACCTGTTCCTGATGTCTTTTGAGAAGATTCTCTTTCTGCTTTTTAAATTTGTCTCTAATTGAATTTTTCATTATTTTTTCATCCTTTTGCTTGGTTTATCGTTAAGTTTCTTTGTGTGATCATTTTGTACTTGATCATGTTTTTCCTCAATTGAAGGATTTGGTAACATAGGTCTGCTTGCAAAATATCCTGCAACATAGAGTTGACTCAATCCTTCCAAGGCTTTTCTTTTGGCTTCAATGGCTATGGTTATGTTTTTCAATTCCTTTACTTTGTGTTCTGCTTCAAAGTAATTCTTAACAGCCTCCTTATATTTTGGGTTGATGGTAATGAGAGAATTGATAGCTGTTTCAGTTGGTTTCGGAGCAACATTCTCTCTGATTTCCTGATCAATACAGGCTTTAACTTCATCCAGTTTATCTTTCAATCTGGTTCTCATCATCTCAGCTTCAAATAACAGAACTCCATATTTGTAAGACAGTTCCGGTTGTTGCAGCCATGCTTCATCCAGTGCATGCATATCCAATTTAAGTTCATCCATTATTCTTTCTCCTCATTAAAACGTAAATAAAAATATTCTATCCTTTGTCGTTTTTTTGAAACTTCACCATTTATTTTGTAAGGATAACCATACAAACAAATACTTATATGATCTTCATGAAATCCATTTATTTCCATTTTTCCTATTTTATAGGATATT